TTATGCACATAGTGCCAGACTATCTTGGTGTGGCCTCTTTTGCGACGATGTTTAGCGGGGTGATTATTGGGATAGCCACGGCGGCATACGGATGGATTAACTTTACGGAGGGCAAATGAGCAAGAAAGTGTGTTTTAGAAAAGAGTATTGCCCCGGCAAGATACCAAAGCGCAATAGGAGGTTTCACTGCCCCGCTAACACCAACTCCAAGTGCGAAATCATCCCCAAGAAGCCCAAGGCCAAGTATAAGAGGGTGAAGGCATTTTGCTACAAAAGCACAGTCAGCAAGGGTTACATAGCGTGGGAGAAACCTACACAATCTCCCGCACAAGATAAAGGCTGGTTGCCCTGCACCATACTCATAGAAGCCCGGTATTTAAAGGATAAAAGATGAAAGACTATTCTGGTAATAAATGGGGTAGATTAACCGCAATTAAGTTTTCTCATATACATAACCGGAGATACTTTTGGGAATTTAAGTGTGTTTGTGGGGAATCGGTTATAAAAAAGATAGAAAAAGTAGTTAGTGGAAATACCAGAAGTTGTGGTTGCTTACGATCTGAATGTAGTGCCGCCAATGGCATTAAATCTAAAACACACGGAGATTCAAAAAGCAAATTATACAATTATAACGATAAGTTCAACGCTCCGGTAAAGAGTGATAAAAACTAATGGCTAAAATATCAAAGCGCGGACTATTCAACACCAAACCCTCAAAAGAACTTAAACCACAAAAAGCATACTTCCATTGTCCTCTATGTGATAGCAACGATGCCTTACAAGTAATACGCCTACGCTACGGACTATGGCATTGTATGGATTGTAAGAAAGACTTCCTGGTTGACGGAGATCGTGAAAAGTATTGACACAAATCCTAACATGGCTTATAATCAATATATCCCTGCGGTAATATCCAAAGGGTTATGGTGAGTGTAAATACACTCCTTGCCGTGAAACCCACGGCACTATTTAATAATATAATTCAAAAGTATGGCAAGACCAGTTAAAAAACAAATATCAGCGTACCTAGTAGAGAAGTTACAGGAACAGGAAAAGACAACTGGTAGGCCGTTCAATAGACTACTCGCAGATGAATTAGTCCGTATAGCACTAGACCCCGGTAGCAGCAACAAAGATAAGTTGGCGGCAATTAGCATTATTACTGACAGAATAGAGGGGAAGCCAATACAAACCAACTTAAATGCAGATGTAACAGAGAATCCGTTTGAAGGTATAGATACTGCGAAACTTGAAGCACTTAAAGCCAAACTAACCGCTGATGTCAAATGAGGAATTAGACCTAATTAACTACGAACTAGAACGGCGTAGGACAATGGAGCCGTTAAGGTTGTTTAAGCCTAACGGAGCGCAAGCAAGGTTTATAGAAGCGATAGCAGACCCCGAAGCAAGGATAATATTGTTTCCCGCCGGGAACTGGATCGGCAAGACGGCAGCGGCAATAGTAGCACTTGGAGCGTTAATATGGCCCGAACAAGCTGAACATAAATGCTTTCAAAACCCCACCTTCAAATCCTGGCCTTTCCCAAAGATGGCGCGGATAGTATCAACACCCAAAGAGTTAGAGATAATAGGGTCAGTACAAACGGAAATAAAGAAGTGGTGGCCCGTAGGCCAGTACAAAGGGGATAAGATGGGTAAGACTTACCCCTGCCAGTTTACGGCTAATGGGTGGTTGATAGACTTGCTAACCTACGATATGGCATTAGACCAGTTTGAAGGTGTTACCCGGTCGATCACGATTTATAATGAACCACCTCCGGAGGCAATATTCAACGCAGGATTATCCCGTATGAAGTATGGCGGCAAGGTCTTGATGCCTATGACCCCTCTTACCAACTCCGCCTGGATATACGATAGGTTGGTGGCCCATGCAGGGTAAATCAGATATTAGGGTTATCTATGGCTCAACCGAAGAAAATTGTATTGAGCATGGAGTTAATGGAGTTATACCCCATTCCGCAATTCAAGCTTTATCAGATTCTTGCGACCCTGATGATAGAGAGGCAAGACTTAATGGCAAGTTCCTCCACCTTGCCGGACAGATATTCAAGACTTTTTCTCGTGATATTCACACATTTAAACTAGACACAGACCTTGCCCACTTCCTAGGGGGGAAAGAAACATATCACATAGTAGACCCTGCTATCGGTAAGCCATTGGCCTGTATTTGGGCCGCTATTGATGCTACAGGCACTTTACAGATATACGATGAGTACCCCCTTGGCATAGAGTTCCAAGGGATGAAAGATAGTAATTTGACAGTACAGGAATATGCGGAGTTATTCAAGACTAAAGAGGAGCGTAGGCCCATTGGTACAAGGATACTGGACAGGCATTTCGGTAATGTTCGTAGGACTTTGGGGGGCATGACATTAAAGCAAGAGTTTGGAGAATTTGGTATAGACTTCCAAGACTCTTATAGCATAGCGGATGCCTCTAGCGAAGTTGAAACGGGTATATTGAAAGTTAAAGATTTACTGCGGTATGATAAGAGCAAACCGATAGACAACCTTAACCGGCCTAGGCTGATGATAGCGGATCATTGTCTTAATACTATCCATGCGCTTGAAAGGTGGAGCCGGGATGAGAAGACGGGCAAGCCCAAAGAAAATTATAAGGACTTTGCTGATTGTGTTAGATACCTAGCTATGTGTAACCCAGAGATTGAGCCGCATAGGCCGTGGGAACAGAAAGCAGCCCACTATGGCGTAGGAAATTAGGAGATATCATGGATATTGACATTAAACCCGAAGCGGCTGAATACCTGAATGAGATAGAGGGCGCGAAGGAAAAGCAAATGCGCGAGATGGCACTCTTCGGTGCTAAAACCGAACTTCTCTCTCATTGTAACGGGTTCATTAGTAAGTCAGAATCGTGGCGTAAGGCTTCGTATGAGCCTAAATGGACAAAGTATCAGCGTAATGCGGATTGTATCTACGATCCCGACATAGCCGCCAAGAAAGAGCCGTGGCAGTCTAAAGTCCATGTAGGCATCACGGCTTCGCACAGGGAAACTATACATAGCCATATATTCAAGACTATGTGCGGTGTTAATCCTCCCCTTGAAATATCCAGTAGATTTGATTTGGGGGAAATGGATCAATCAGAGAATATCCGTGATATCATGCTCCGTGAGATGGACAAGGCTAGGTGGAGCGTAGTCATAGATTCCGTAATGCACGATGCTGATACCTTTGGTTCCGGTTTCATACGGATGGGGCACAAGACTACTATTGAAAAGCGTAAACTCCGTAAGGAAGTATCGGAGCAGTTCACGGATAACCTCAACCCTATGGGCATGGTAGGGTACATGACTAGGGCGGCTACTGGCAAACTTAAGAAGCGTTATGAGATGGCAGAGGAAGATGTTATAACCTATCGGGGTCTTGAACTAAAGCATTACTCTATCTGGGATATCTTCCCTGACCCCAAGGCCCTTTGTATCCGTGGTAACACTATTGCTTGCCGTTATTACTCTACCTATGAGCAGATAGTCAAAGGCATTGAGGAAGGATACTATCTTGAAGATGCCGCCGATAAACTCAAGGGCATAAAAGAAACCCGTAGGTATGGAGATGGCGAAGACCAGATACAGAATACCCGTAATGTTTCTGATTCTACTACCGATAAGACCGAATATCAACAGGAGTATTGCCTGTATGAATTATTTGGTCGTATGCCGAAGAAGTGGATATACCCGATAATGGGCCAAGAGTTTGAGAATGGTGAAGAACTTGTACCGGCCCGTGTTATCTTTCATAAGAATTGCGTTATAGCCGTTGAAGTGAACGATGACTATGAGGGTGAAGCACCTATATACAAGCTGGACTATATGCCCCGTAATGGTTCGTTCTATGGCGTGGGCGTACCCGAAATGCTACTTGACAGCCAAGATGTCATTAACGAAGTAGTTAATCAACGGCTTGATAACGGCGCACAGGCACTTAACCATAGTTTCGGTGTAATTGAGAAAGCCCTTGTAAACCCCAAACAAGACCTTGTAAGCAAACCTGGGCAGATAATCCGTATGGATGCCAGATATATACCTAACGGAGATGTCCGTAATGCGCTTACGCAGTTGACGATTAACGATACTCCTGTTCGTGCGGGATTCAGCGAGGTCAACGAGGCCGAAAGGTGGGCGCAGGAAAGGACTAGTGCTAACCGCGTTACCCTTGGTACTGCCGGACTTGTCAAAGATGCTAATCAAACCCTTGGCGGTCAACAGATACTCCGTGAGTCTGCCGGTGAGAAGTTCGCATATATCGGCCTTCGCATGGAGATAGACTTTCTTGTTGACTTCTTCAAGGGTATTTGGAAAGTAACCTACAATAACATTACTCCCGAAGATGTTGAGGAAAGCATAGGAGAGGAACGGGCGCAATCGTTTATACTTGTCAACCCCGAAGAACTCTCAAGGGATTATGTCTATCGGCCTATGGGCGTATTCACGATGGAGAATAAGTCCATGCGGCAAGCGCAACTTATGCAGATTAGGCAACAGTTCCTTGGTGCGCCTTGGGCTGATGATGAGAAGTTCTTTGATGCCGCTTTCCAGAATATGGACGAAGATCCCGACAAGTTCAAAAAAGACGAACAACAGATATTGATGGAACAGGCGCAACAGATACCTATGGGTGGAGAGCCACAAACAGACCTTACGGGCCAACCTATGCCCCCTAGCGGCCCAACTGGGCCTATCCCTACGCAGGCTACTGCCGGTGAAGCGGAGATGGCGTAACCTTGACATAAAACCGAACATGGCTTATACTATATTTTGATGACAGATGAACAGAGAAAACAAAGAGCGCATGACCTTCTTGCTCTGCTTGAAAGTCCTGGTGGGCGTATACTTTTAAATCATATAGAAGAAGAAATAGCAGACGGGTGGAATAGTTTTATTGCTTTGCCCGTCGCACAAAAGACTAACAAGGCCGCGTTCAACCATCAAGCCCGTTACGATGTTTTAAAGAATCTCAAAGAATGGATATATAGTGAAATATCCGTTACAGGAATTTCCGCAACCTAGCAATAGGCCGGGAGTAGTTAAATCAACAGACCCCGAAAGGGCAATCTAGGAGCAAACAAGTGGACGAAATACTTACAGCAAACCAGGTTCCAGTAGTTAGCATGGATAATTCCGTACCCGCCAAACCGCAAGCCGATAACCTGTCTTTAAAGGATAACGACTTTGCGGCTGATATGGCTAAACTGGCGGCAAGTACGGGGATGACAGTTGAAGTGCAACCGGAACCTATTCAATTAGCCTCGCCGACAACGCCCGCACAACCGGAAACGGCTGCGGTAACGGAAACGGATAAGGCCCCAGTAGTTGTACCGGAGAAGTTCAAAGCGGCTGATGGTAGCGTAGATACTGAAAAGTTAGGCAAGAGCATAACCAATGTAGATGAGGCGTTGGCTTC